TGGAGGGTAGGTCGAGCCATCTTATCCTTTATAGGCACTACTTTTAATGTCATATATGAACTATACCTTAATTTTGCCCCGAATCTCTTGATATTCATCCAAGATCTTCTTGGTCTTGCCATACATCTCATGAAGTATCATAGAGTAACTACCAGCTTGTATTGGAGTATGATTGTCAGCCGCGTTAGCTTCATGCTCAATGCAATAGTCTAAACGGTCATTCATATCCTTTATAACCTTCATTACTTCTTCATGCCTACATATCGGACACCCGAAACCTTGTAGGTGTTCAAAAGGTGTAGCCAAGAAGTCCCCATGATCAGGGCAACCTATAGTTATGTCGTCATCCATAACTACGTAATCTTTTTTTTCTCTACTCATATGCAATCTCCTAAATTACTAAGTGTAGACATTATATACTTTATACAATAAAATACAATTTACATATTTTATCAGTAAATACTTTAGGAGAGTACTATGGATATACGAAAAGAACTGGATGCTATTATTGAGACATCCACCAACAATCTACATGACCATGTAGAACGAGAGATTACAAAGGATAAATTAAACTATACTTTGTTTCACCTTCAGACAAACATATCTGAACTAGCCCAATGCATCAAAGAAATAACTGATGCACTTGAAAAACTAGAGGAGGCATCATGATAGAAATAGATCAAAGAAATGACCAATGTGCATACATAAAGGTTGGAAACATAACCGTATATGTAGAAGATTCAGAAGCCGCACCAGAGTATGTTCACGTTTGGAGGAATAGAAATGTAGAGCTATTCCTAACAAGTGATGGAGAAGTGGAAATAAATGGAGGAACCAAATGAACGAACTACCAGAAATATTAGAAAACCAAGAACACGTAGTCTTGGGAGACGCAGTTTATTTTCCAGATATGGAACATAACTTTTATCATGAAGCTCCAGGTATATCATCATCAAACATAAGAAGGTTTGGACAAAGCCAGCTCCACGCACTTGAAGAAGAAAACGAGACGACACCAGCTATGAAGTTTGGGACCGCCGCACATTCTTTGATTGTTGAAGGAGAAGAGGCCTTTGTTAATGATGTAGTTTGCCTAAGTGGATCTCCATACACCAACGCCAATAAAGAGCTAAAGAAGGAGTATGAAGATAGAGGGCTAACCGTTATATCATCTAAGGATAAAGAAACCGTATACAGTATGCGAGAAGCCTTGATACCAGAAGGACACAAACATTTGTCAGCAGTACAGGGTGAATATCCAGAAGTATTTAACTCTCCGTTTGAAAGAGCGATCTTTTGGTGGGAAAAGGATCTATTACTGAAAGTTAAATCTGATGTGCTTAGATACCCCTTAGATCCATCTAGCGATCCGAAATCTATAATCTTGGTTGATTATAAGACTACTACCGATTGTTCTGTTAGAGGCTTTACATCATCCATTAGGAAGTACCAATACGAACTACAAGCAGCTTGGTATAAACGTGGATATGAAAGGGCTGGGTTCAACGTGGTTGACTTTATTTTTGTGGCACAAGAAAAGAAGAAACCGTATGCAAGTAAGATCTTCAAGATGAAACATGAGGACATGACATCTGGCTGGTTAAAGCTGGAGCATCTGCTGGGTGAATACAACGCAGTATTAAACGGTAAGGAAGCCACCATATACAACTCACCTAATATAGTTAACGTAGATCTAAAAGGCTGGGGTGAAGAGTAATGAAAAAGAAAGTATTTTCAAAAAGAAACTTAGAAATATTAGATGAATGGAACAATGATTATGACTCTACACTACAAAGTATTGGAAATAAATATGGGCTTAGTAGGGAACGTGTAAGACAAATTTTATTTATGGCAAAAAAACGTGGTTTGAATGTAGAAGAATCTGTAGAAAAAACAAAATTAAGAAATGAAATAAAAAAGGAAGGTCTTATAAAAGAGATAAATATAGGATTAAGACATTACGGCACATTAAAATACTTTGAATGGCGCAAGTTATATTTAAAACAATATTCTAGACCTTCTAAAGAATATCAATTTCGTAGTAAAATTTTAAAAGAAGTTTTGTTAAAAAGATGGAATGAAGATTTAGATCCTTTATTTAATTTTCATATTTCTATTAATTTAAAACCTATGCATTACCAAATTTTAGATCTTAGAAAATCAGGCAAAACTTTAGAGCAAATAGCTAAAATAATTAACAGATCAATACCATTAGTTTCGCGTTATTTGAGAGATTTACATGAGCATGATCTTTATGATTATTCTAATGAAAAACAAAGAGAGGCTGTAAGTCACGATAATTTTGTAATTGAAAAAAATCTTAATCGTATAAGAGATGAATTGCGACAAGGTAAATTTCTGAGTGAAATAAATATAAAGCCAGGCGTAACCAACTTTGGAAAAGAAACTGTAAGACATTACATAAGAAGACATTTTCTTTACCCATATTATGTAAATCAAAAAAAACAAACAGAAAAGGTTAACGAAGCAATAATTCGTTTAGCGTAAGGAGGTATAAAATGAGTGAAGATTTAGTAAAACAACCACCTCACTATACTAGGGGTGAGATAGAGTATATAGAGGCTATGAGATCTATGCTTACGGCAGAAGAGTTCAAAGGTTTCTGTAAGGGCAACGCAGTTAAATATATATGGAGAGAAGATCACAAGGGATCTAACATCCAGGATCTAGAGAAGGCCGTTGTATATCTTAACTGGGCTATTGATAATCTAAAGAATATGTAAGTATGGACGCTAAAAGAAAAGCTCAACGAGCAAGAATCAAAGCATACGAAAAAGGTAGAGCAAAGTACAATTTAAGTATCATGCGACTACCTGATTTTTGGAAATGGGTTAAAAGAATATACCCTGAAGAATTAGGCAAAACTGTAAAGCTAGCCAAATGGTCAAAAGAAATATCAAAACAAAAAAAAGGGGCATAAAGCCCCTTTTTCTTTTCTACACTTAGAAGGGAGGTTTATCACCTACCAAAGTTGGTTTCAATTCTGAAGGTTCCATCTTAATGATTTTAGTCTTATTAGATGTAACTTGTTCACCTTCTTTGTTTGTCCAAGTATCTTCATACTGTCTGATACCAAGTCTAAGTTGCTTACCGATAAAATCTTTTGCAAGATCCGGTAGCTTCTTAAATCCAACAACAATAGCAAGACGACTAAATATCTCACTCGCTATTCTTTTAGAATCCTTATTAGCAGACCAAAGGTTGTACCATTCATTATGGTCGCGATATTTACCACCATCAATCTGAAAGGTTATTTTCTGAGTCCAATTACCGCTATCCGCTTTATACTTCTCAGCGGCAATTATCTTAGCCTCATACTCACCAGTTGGAGCAACCTCGGGACCTTTCGATTCCATTTGCTCCGCATTTTCGAAAAAATCAACATCATTAAAGTCTGACATTATGCACTCTCCTTATTTTCAATATTAATAGAAAACCCTAACTTCTCGATTAGGGCAGTTAGATTAGGTTCCTCGAATTTATCGAGTTTACCGCTACGATCTTTCGCTGTGTAACCTCCATGTATTCGTGTTTGTAAAGCCCTCTTAATTACAGAATCACCATTTTCATCAACGTCATCATAAACACGTAATGCTAAGACTTCATCAAAGAAATAAGTTATTGCCTCACCAAGAGGTTTACTTGCCATTTTAGGACCAAATAAAAATATGCCATCATTATTTTCTTTACCTTCTTTGCAAAGAAATAATACGTGCATATCTAAATCCCTAAATGATCTCATAAGACTCGTAACGGCTTCACTTACGTTCTGGTAAGCCATTCTTCCATCTTTATTTTTTGTTTTCTCATGTACCAGTAAGATCTCTGAAATCTCTGAAACTGAGTCTAAACACACGCTATCAAAGGATAGTTCGCCAGATGAAAGAGCTTCATAAACTTCTCTTAAATCTTCAATACTAGAAACTTCAATAGCAGATACATTAGGTGCATCTTTGATAGAAAGCAATCCAGCCTCCGCACTTATGACTAATACTTTGCCAGGCATACTTTGTGTTGAGTATGTTTTTCCGGCTCCCGCTTGACCATAAATGAGAAGCTTTGCTCCTTGTTGATCCACCATTTTATCTGGTGTTTTTATCTTATCTTTTAAGCTCATAATCTACCCTCCTTATATATGTGTAAAAATGAACTTGTAAATTATAACCTGTGAAACTACAATATGTAAATCATATTATTTAGGAGATGTATATGAAAAAACAAATCGACACAACTTGGCTTGCAAATTATTATTTCAGGACCAAAACTTTAGCAACAAATAAATTGAAGGAGTTAGATACGATGGGCGTTCAACCTAATCACAAAGAAAGAAAAATAGATCATTACACGTTACCTGTTTACATTAAATTTCTTGGTTATAGAAAAGCCGCAGAAGATTTCAACTGTTCAGAAGCAACATGCAAAGCCTGGAGGTATGGATATAGGCAACCGTCAATAGCACAAGCCAAACAAATAATAAGGGCTACTGAAGGAAGATTAGATTTTGAATCTATCTACGGATCTATATCGGATATATTAGAGCAGGAATAGCATGTTCCAGCTCAATATTACCGAGGATGACTCGTCCTTGGATATTGCTCTGGCTTATTATGATGATGGATATAATGTAGTACCGTTACAAAGATCTAACAAAAAACCACCACCATTTTTAAAAGGCTGGGAACAATATAAGGAAACAAGACCTGAGAGGGAACTTGTAGAGTCTTGGTTTAAAGATAGGGATAACCTAGTAGTAGCCTTAGTCTGTGGCAAGTTTGTTGTTGTAGATGCAGATTCACCTGAAGCTATGGATTGGGTAGAAAAGAATCTACCAGCTTGCCCGTTTAAGGTCATTACAGGCAAGGGTATGCACTACTATTACAACAACCCAGAAAACTACACTACGTTCGCTACAAGACGAACAAACACAACTCCTATAGAAAGATTAATTGATATTCGTGGTGTGGGTGGCCTTATTATTGCACCATACAACCGTCATGCTAATGGTCAGGTATATAAGCCTGTCATGATTCCAGATTGGAAGATCTATGACCATACAGATCTTCCAGACTTTACCGAAAAAGAATTCTTACAGATAACAGGCGTACCCAAAGTTGAGAGCAGTAAACAAACGGCACCCTTCTCATTAGATGGAGTATTGGAGGGGTCTAGAAACGATGGAGCCGCAAGGATAGCTGGATACCTTATATCTAAGAGTGTAAACCTAGAGTTTGTAAGAGTATTCCTACAGAACTGGAACAAGAACAATAATCCACCTTTACCGCAGAAAGAAATAGATTCTGTTGTAGATAACGTCAAAAAAACACATGATCGAAAAAATCAAATAGCTCCCTTATTTACACAATCAACTGAGAATATAAAAAGACCAGAAGATCTATTTTCACCACCTGGATTACTGAAGAACATGTTTGAGTTCTGTGAGGATATTGCACAAGTGCCACAACCGGAACTATCTTTAGTTGGAGCTTTGGCATTAGCTAGTGTGACCTGTGGACGTTTATATCGGACCAACATGAATAACTTTTCAAGTATGTACTTTATGGGTGTTGCAAAGTCAGGACAAGGTAAGGAAAACATCAAGACATTTATAGAGTCTGTGCTTAATGCCTCAGACCAAGAAAAGCTCGTTGTGGGTGATGGATATACATCTAGCGGAGCCGTACATTCTGTTTTGAAGATCAGACCTACCCAAATAACGATTATGGACGAGTTTGGGAAACGTTTAGAGGCAATTAGTAATGCGGGTAACACTAACAAAGAAGATGGCATACAGACGCTTATGGAGGCTTGGGGTCTCTCTCTTCACCC